TCGCGTTTGCAACCGCTTGTGCCACAGGGGTACCATCGCCCGAGTTGCTGTTAATGTTGGCGTAAGATCCCATTGAAGAGACAACCATGTCCCGCATGTCTTGCGCCGAGATAGAGCCAACAGTATTATCTGGAAAACTTGTTGCCAGCAAGTATGCTCTGGTACGTCTAGTATCTGCCATTATTTATACTCCACATTAAATGCGCTACCGTAGGCGCTATCTGCGTTAAAAATATTTATTGTTTCGCCAATCTGAAATTGACCACTTACAACTGAATAGTAAATGTAACCCTGTGCATTGTCATTTGAAAATGATCCACCACTCGCGCCATCTTCTATTCCTTCTATCTCTACCTGAAGTATTACTCCAACAGCTCCAGTAGTTTGACCTTTAATAAGGTCTCCGGGAGATGGTACGTTAAGTAAAAAACCTACATCATATCCAGCACCAAACTGCTCAAACAAAGATTTACCAATAGTAAATGGTATTCTGTAATACACAATTTTTGATGGAAGAGTCTGTCCATCAGACCTTTCATAACCATCAAGCCTTTGGTATCTTCCCCTAATATCAACCTCAAAATTATCAGCAGCAATACACTGGCCCGGTGATATAGACAGCGCAGGATCAACCATATTTAATCCGCCAGTCAACGGAAAATATTTAGATTGAAGGCTGCTTCTTCTAAGGTTTCTATTTGCTAGTTTTGTCATTCTGGAACTACTGTGTAGTTAAACAGATCTTGAACTCTAGAAAACCTTCTATTCTTTTGTCCGGGAAGTTGATCAGACTCAAGTTTATCCATAAGATCTTCAAACTCTGCAAGAGCTCCACTTAAAATCTCAGGAGCATCTTCATTTTCTCCGTAGTATATTTTTGCTCTTGCTATAATAATATTATGAAATCTTGCTGGAATAGCGGAAATGTCCCCATCTGCTGCAAGCTGGGTAGGAACGGACCAATATTCTGCAGAAATAGTAGTGGCCGTGTCAGGGGTTGGATAAACATCTATAGAGTTGTCTGGTTTTACTGAGAATACTTCTGGCTCTCCAGTATCTACAAGGCCAAGCTTATATTCCAGTTTATATTCATCCCAGTCAATATACATAAGTTCTTGATAATCATCTGTGGCTTTTGACCAAACAATAGAATCAAGTTTCCAGTTAGCTAAATCAGCAGGAGAAGTCAAATTAGAATTACCAACAGAAGGAGTCATTGTGGCTTCAGACCAAAGAAAGTTCCAATTAAACCATCGTCGTTGAATATCAAGATCTGCATTTTTAATATAACGAACTACAGCAATCTCCTCTTCTGATAAGTCAGAAGCTGTGACGCTTGATGGGCCAGTACCGGGAATACCAATATCTCTGGCCATGTCTTGGCATAGTTGTAAATATGTACTCATTTTAGATTCTTCGCTATATCCATAAAGACTTTACCAACTGGTATTTTGGCTGCACAAAGAGCACCGCCAGTTTCTTCGTCCCTATTGCAAGTGTCAAAGCCATGATGTAGTTTATGGCAAGGATAACACTCTGCATCAAAAGGCTCAAATGAAGTAGTGTTTTTCCAATGCTTACTTAAATTTTCTTTGGAAGAATGAGAAAGAAATAATGTCTTGTGCACCTTTTCAATAGAAGACATAGAGTTAAGCACTCCAGTTTCTGGCCCAACAATAACATTACACATTTTTGCCAAAGTCAACACATCTCTAATAGGCCATTCACCAGCGGTTGTTAATACTCTAGGTTCCTGCTCCCATCCCTGCTCTAGTATTTTGCAGGCATTATCCCCAACAGTTACAAATGTTACATCTTTTCGCATGCTCAAAAATCTAGCCATTAATGAATCATTCCAAGGCCATACTTTATGAACTGAAGATCCAGACAAAACATTCATAACTAAATACTTTGTTTTAACTTTTTTCTTTTTCCAAAGTTTCAGTCGGTCTTCTTCTTTTTTGGTTGGGTAAAACAAAGGTTCAAACTTATGCTCAACCTCGGCAATGTCATGCATTTTTTCCATGTAATTAACATTACATTCAGCATGTATCTGATCTTTGCTCCAACTAAATCTTTCATCACCCTTTATAAGAGTTGGACCTTCCTCAAGATTTACAGTTCTATCTCCTACAACAAGTAAACTACCCTCTACAGACTCAGAAAACTGTATTACTTTATCAAACAAACCATCAAAGTGAGCCCAATATTCATCGAGCTTATCAGGATATATTTGATTCGTCCTTTGTATTAATAACTCGTCAATGTATGGATTTGACTTTAATATGTCTTGCCCAACTTCTTGAGTATTAACACATACTCTGTACCCTTGTTCCTTTAATAGGGGCAATACTGAGCTTGTCTGCAGCATGTCCCCGAAGGCCCCGTATCTAATTACACAAACTGTTTTTTCTTTTCTTACCCCGCCAAAATCTTCTGGAGTAAAATCCTTTATTTCCTTTTCAGGAACTTTTATAATTTTCACTTAGTTGTTAGTAGCTCCATCCGGAAACAGACATTCCAGAGCGAACCATCTTACCGCAGACGCGTGCTTCATTATTAGAAGCTGGCTGCTCCATGCGGTATTCACGAGCTCGCTCATCAAAAAGCTGATCTCCGCTTGTAAATCCTTTTTGCTTTGGCTCAGTAGAACCATAGCTTTCTTCAGGGGTTTTTACTTCATCCCCAATGTATGCTGTAATAAGATTGATTTTCATAGTATTCCCCTGAATGAATTGGGGGAGAGTTGCCCCTCCCCCGCATCAATTACGCAACTTCAAATCGCCCTTTACCGGGTGAATTGACGCTACCTTTGGCCGTACCAATAGGCTTATGGTCCTTGCCTTTTCCATCCATGCCAAGCGAGGCAGGGGTTTCATTAGCGAAGGAAGACTTTTCAGTCAAGCCATTGTCAGGCATTTTACCGCTTGCACTGTCTTTCATGATTAACCTCCTAGTACCACTCAATCATGATTTGCACGAAGCCAATACCAGCAGGCGTACCGCCAGTAGGGGCAACGAACGTCACATGAACGTCGGTGTCGGCAGGAAGAGCATCGAGAACGAGGTCAGCTGCGGTGTCAGTAAGACGCTGGTCTGCGCCATCGGCAAGAGTGCCGAGGCCCATGTTAGCGTACTGAGCGCCTGCCGCAGCAGAGCCAACCTTCACAAAGCCTTCAGTGGTCGTGTTCGTGAAAGTTTCGGTAGCAGAAACAAGGATCTCTTTTAGAGAACCCTTCTTGCCTTTAGGTCCGGAGATGACAATAGCATCGCCGCCTGCACCGAAATCAATCGCACCAAACGAATACGCGTAAGGACGTGGATCGCTGTAACTCATAACTATCTACTCCTTAAGACGCGCTATCCCACATCACGATACGTGACTGGGCAGCTTGGGTGTGAACAAGACCGAATCCACCAAGGTAATACCACGCAATACCACGATCACGTCCGAAGTCACCGGGGATTTTACCACGGATTTCTTCAGGAACAGCAATCGCTTCAGCGACAGTATCCTCACCAAAGAAAACAGCCCAATCAGACTTACCATTAGTCCAAGCGACACCAGCAGTGGTGCCAAGATAGGCTTTTGCAATGTGAGTTTGCTCGATGAAACGGACGCCTTCGTAACGACCGATTTCGCCGTTCATGATCATCTGGAAACCAGCATCAATGTACTGTTTGATTCCTTCCAGATCATTCTTCAGCGTGCGCCACGTTGACGGCCATGCAATCGCGTAGTAGTCATCATCAGCATAAGCTGGGATGTTACGCTCTTTCATTTCGTCTACGATCAACTTGACATGCTCTTTACCAAGCGCAATGTTGTTGGTCGTAACGGTAGCACCGTTCTCAGTAACAACAAGAGAAGTGGTACTCGTACCAGCCGTAGGTACAACGCGAACTTTAGCAGCATTAAACTGATCAGCCGCAAGGTTATCAAAACCTTTTTTCGCATCATTTTTCAGCACTTTCCGGATAACTTCGGCCACAGGCTGCTCAGAGAGATCATCCAACTTACCAGTGTACGGCACGCTGTTACCAGCTTCCGTAATGGTCATGGTTCCCTGAGAAATAGTGAACGAGGTTTCTGGGATCGTGCTGGTTTCAGTCAGCGTCGTGCCTTGCGTGGCAACGTCACTGTACACGTTCCAGTGGAAGGTATCCCCACGATGCAAGCCCTGATGCGCTGCGTCTTTAACGTCGCAGAACTGACGGAACTTGACCATCGGCTGAACCGCCATGCGAAGCACGCGACTCAGGTTGTCGGAATACATATAACCACCGGAGGTGTTGACAGACCATACTTGTCCAGCCATGATTAAACCTCCAAAGAGTTATATTATTGGCCTCTAGCCTTACGCATTTCTGCTACGATCTCAGAAGGTGTCATAGGTTTGACATCTTTTGGACCGCTGGCTGAAGCCTTGACAGATTTAGGTTGTCGCACAATACGTTGTTTGCGCTCAAACCTACCATTAGATTCGGAACTAATTCCAGCCCACTCGCGAGTGTACTCGGCAGCTGCACTGATAATCTGCGACGGTGTCCAATCAGGATTCTCCTGAGTCAGGGTAATCGTCTTCCTATCTGCAATCGCTCGAAGCTCTTCAGATTGTGCAATATCTGGATATGTTTCTTCAAAGGACCTAACAGCGTCCTCTAATTCAGCATGATATGCAGCTCTCTGAATATACTCTTGCTCTGACTTTTTCTTCGCTTCGTGAGCCATAATAGCCCGACTTACAACCTCTTCTACATTTTGGGTAGCATTAGAGCGCCCACTATTTGCCAAGGTTCTGAGTAGTTTAGCAGCCTCCACTGCGTCATCTTGGAATAGTGCTTCGTGATATTTTTCGACAATGTCGTCAACATCACTCGCTTCTTCCTCTTGCTCAACGTCCTGCGTGGATGGTTGAGAATTTAACATTCTTAATTGTTCTTGAATCTGACGTTCTCTGTATTCAAGCTCTCGCTCTTTGATTGCGGCAGATTGAAACCTTTCTTGAGATGCCCTATCTTTTTGGTGAGAAGACTTTAAAGAGTCAAACGGAACAACAACTTCTTCTCCGTTTACTTTAATCTTAGTGACCCAATTGCCATCTTCTTTCCAAACTGGAGCATCTTCAATTTCTTGATGCACTTCCTGTTCAACTGGATCTGCATCGTTTTCTTCTTCTCTACGCCTGTTGTAAATATCTTCTAGAGCTTTTTCTCTAGCCGATAAAGGTCGGCCTTGTTCTTCTGCGCTTTCCTCTTCAACAGGCTGTTCAACAACCTCTTCTGATTCCAACGCATCCTCTACTACTTCTTGGGTAGCGTTTTCCATACTAATCTCCTATGGTTCCAATTCACCAGAAGATTTGTATTTTGAAATCTTTTCAGCATTATCCCCTTCTTGTATTACACTATCAAACCACTTTAATGTTTTAAGAGGTGTTGAGAGATCAGAAATAATCTTCCGGTACTCTTTTAGCTCTTCTTCCGAAGAGCCATCAAATCCGTTAAGCCCAATAATTTCTAGTTTATTTATTC